CTAAAGAGATGTTGAAAAGTGTTGAAAAAACAGGAAATATCACTTGTCTTGGTAATGTTTTGATACAAAGCGGTTATTCAATAGGAATACACGAGCCACACACGAACCTTGTTGGTAGTTTTTTAGTGAAAAATGATACACATACTTGGGAAAATGATATGTATTATTGTGATATAGAATTAACTTTTGAAAATGTGATGGATAAATCCGAATTTGAAGAAAAACCAAAATCGAAAAAATCAAAAAGTAAAAAGAGTAAGAAAAACAAGAAAGGTGAGAAAAACAAGAAGAATGAGAAAAAGGCGGGTGCTAAATAATGAGCATGTTTGAAATACTTAACGATATGATTGACAATGGAGTGCAACAGCAATCCAACAATTTTATAAGAGCTAGTGTAACTAGTCCACCGCCTGAATTAAAAATAAAATTTGATAATGTGGAAATACCTTCAGAACAAATTTACTGCTCTAATTTCTTATTACCGCATTACCACAGAACTTATAAAATAGACGGTGTTATTGATGAGATAACTATTGATACTACGACTCAAACGGCAATAGGAAACGGACCCGCTTCACACACTCATGACCATTCGACAATTAAAGGTTCTGGAACTTATAAAAGTAGTAAGGATATATGGTTTGAAGACACTTTAAAAGCTGGAGATGAAGTGCTAGTTTTAGTACTGGGGATAAATTATGTGGTGGTTAGTAAAATAGTAAAAATGCCAAGCGGTGCAATAGAAGGAGTGTAGATATGGATTTTGAAGAATTGTTTTTGAATCAAAACACAGAAAAAGAAAAAAAAGAATTACCCATTTTTACGGAGTATGCAATTGATTTTGATACATTAGAACCATTGAAAAACGGTGATAGACTTGTTGAATTAAATGGAAATGAAGCACTCAAGGTATGGATATTTAAAGCGCTTAAAACTAAAAGAAATTCTTACAAAATACATTCGGACAGTTACGGAAATGATTTGGATATACATATCGGCACAGTCTATCAGGAAAGTATAAAGAATGCTTTGATTATTTCAGAAATTAAAGATTGTTTATTAGTTAATCCGTATATTTTGGACTGCTATAATTTTGAATTAAACTACAACAATGATGATAATAATTTAAAAGTCTCTTTTAATGTCTCTACCGTCTACGGAGAAAGTGAGGTGTTATACAGTGAATAAAATAGAAGCAAGGAATAAGTTTTTATCCAATTTAAAAAATAGTTTTTCTAAAATTGAGGGAACTTTTAATTTTGATATAGCAAGCGTCTACGGAATAGAAGCTGAAGCAATATATGAACTACTGGAATTTTGGATTAATCAAACATTTATTGCTACAGCTACTGAAGATGAATTTGTAGATTATCATGCAATGCTTTTTGGTGTGACTAGAAAACAAGGGACCAAAGCAAGAGGAGAAGTGTTAATAACAGGAAAAGCTAATACCACAATACCTGCTGGAACAGTAGTATTAAAAACAGACGGGACGAAGTACCGACTGCTTTACGATACAACAATATTATCAAATGAAAAAGCAATTGCTGTAGTGGAATGCTTGCAAAGGGGAGAGATTGGTAATTGTGCTGTTGGTGAGATAGTAAGTTTTGAAATTTCCAATGCTAATATTTTTACAGTAACTAATGAAAAACCTTTTATGAACGGATATGAAAAAGAGCCTAACGATATTTTAATATCGAGAGCAAAAGAAAGAATATTAAAGCCAGCACACAGCGGAAATATCTATGACTATGAAAAATGGGCAAAAGAAGTGGATGGTGTAGGTGAGGTATTAGTTGAACCACTATGGAATGGAAATGGAACAGTAAAGGTAAGAATTTCCAATTACAACAATAGTGTAGCCGACAATGAATTAATACAAAAAGTAAAAAAAAGGATAGAACAGGTCGATGGCAGACCAGTTGGAGCTAATGTTACTGTAGCAAGTTTTGATAGCAAAGATATTGAGATAAGTGTGAGGATCATATTAAGTTCTGGAGTAAAATTAAGCGATGTATCTGATTTGATTACTTCTAAAATAAATCAGCAGATAAAAGATAATTCAGCACTTTATACTTTGAATAATCAGAAAATTTTATCAATTAACAGAGTTGAGAAAATAGTTTTATCTATTAATGGTGTGGAAGATTGTAAAGTTTTAATTAATAGCGATATTCAAAATATAACGATAAATAATAATGAGATACTAGTAGTGACTGGGGTTGTTGTCAATGAACAGTAAAATAAAGGCAGTATCAAAAATTGCTAGAAATAGTTTACAAATTGACTTAATAAAAAGTCTGATAATGGAAACTCAAAAGATAAAAAATGATATTGAAAAATATAATGGATTTATCTTTTTAAACTTTTTCAATGAAGAACAGGTTTTAAAATATGAAAAATTTATAAATTTAGAACCCGATTTAAATTTAAGTTTACAGGATAGGCGGGATAGAATTTTATATCGTTTATTATCAAAGCAGATATTTTCACCAGCTAACTTAAAAGAGCAAGCCAGAATATTTACAAATGGAGAAATTGAAATAACAGAAGTGTTTAATGAATACTATTTTATTATAAGATTTACAAGTATTTACGGAGTACCCCCAAATTTAAAAAATTTTATTAATTTTATTGAATTAAATAAACCCGCTCATTTAGGTTATAAAATAGTTTACAGCTACATGACTTGGGATGAATTTGATAGGTACAATAAAACTTGGGACTCTTGGGATTCATTAAATTTAAGTTGGGAAGATAGAGAAAAATATAAAGAGTAAGGGAAGTGATTTAGAATGCCGGCGAAAAACAAGACAAGTTTAGGACTCAACCAGTGGCTTGGGAATGAATATCCGAAGAGAATTGATTTTGTTGAAGACAATAAAATAATAGATGATGAATTAATTAAAAGGGTAAAATACACAGATGTAGCAACGGATACAACAGCAGGAATAGTAGCACTTAATACGATAAGCAATAAAATAAAACTAGAAGCTCCGAAGCCTGATTTAACACCATATATTCCTTTTTCAAAAGGGTATAGGAATAGTAGTAACAATGACTTTGTAATAAGATGCAATAATACCGACTGTTGGGCACCATATGCTTTAAATATGTATTCTCCTGATGGGAACTATACTGGCGCATATCATACTAACGGTGGAAGAGCTTATTATAAAGTCCCGAATCGTAACGGAGGAAACTGGTGTGAAATCATGGATAATCACGATATGGCTGCAAGAGATAATCGTATGAACGTGATAGATGGAAATGTAAACGCAGCACGAGGAAGAGCTGATGACGCTTGGAACAGGACACAGCATTTGTATGATTTACGTAACCAAGATAATAATGATAAGTGGCAGAATTATATAAGAGATATAAGGCTTGCAGGTTTTATAGAGCTACCTCTGTGGGGTGCAAATACATCTACTGAAAGAGGCGGTTATGTGGTAACAGGTATAAGAAATCATGACGCCGATTCTGTTCTGGGAGTAGGTGATTACGCACAATTAAGGGCGCTACAATTTTTTAGGAACGGGCAATGGTTGAACACACCATCTGCATAGAAGGAGGTAAAAATGAAATTTATAGTAGATAGAACTGAAGTGAAACAATTTGAAGATGGTATGAAATACATTGCCATATTTGATAAAGATAATAAAGATTGGTATGAAGAATTAAAAAAATTCAAGACCGACACTTTAAAAGTAATGTACAACAAGGAAACTTATTTGGTTTTAAGCACAAATATAGATGCCACTACGATAGCACCAACAATGGTTGGAGATGTAGTGGAAGAAATAGAATATCAGGAAGTAAAAGTAAATCCAAATTTGTATTTTGTGGATGGAAAAGTTGTAGAATTACAGAATTATGAAACTATTAAAAATGGTAAAATTGTATTTGATCGAGACAAACGAATAGAAGAAATAAAAAAAGAATTATACGATTTAAGAGTGGAGCGTGATATTGCACCGTTTGAATTTGAAGTTGACGGTGTGACATATTTGCAAAATAACAGGAGTATAGATCAATCAAATTTAACAAGAATCGTCGTAATGTGTCAAGCATTGAAGAAAACAACTTTTGAGAATTGGAAATTTTATACAAAAGAAAACAGCGAAAAATACGTAAATTTAACTATACAGGATATGATGAAAATGGCAAATATAATGCAAGAACAGACCACTAAAGCTATGACAACGGAAACACTGTTATCTCACAACTTGGAAAATTTAACCAATGCTGAGTTAAAAGAATACAATGCCAAAGACAGATATGAAAAAGCATATAAAAATATGTAGAGGGAGAAATTATGGAATTAGAAAAAGATAAGCTATATATCAGTTTCCACAAACCTAAACATCTTATAGGACATTTAGTAGCGTTGTGGACATTTGGAAGATATTCACACGCCGAATTTATTTATAATGATTATGTATATTTGAGTAATCCTGGAGGAGTTAGAACAAGAAAATTTGAGTTTAAAAAGAATATGGATATTTATGAGTTAGATAGTAATATTGATGCGAAAGATATTATTGAGTTTTTTAAAACAGCACAAGGCAAAGGATACGACTATCTAGGAATTTTAGGACAGTTTTTTTATGCTAATAAGGTACAAGATGATGATAGATATTTTTGCAGTGAATTTTGTTTAAATGCGGTAGATTATGCCCTGCAATTTACATTGACTTATAAATGTAAATCTTTAAAGGATAGGGTTGGCTATCAGTTCAGCCCAGTAAAATTATACAAATATTTAAAAGATATGGAATTGCTGGGAAGAAAGGTGGAATGAAAATGGACATAAGGAATTTAATTGGAATTGAAATTATGGAGCAAGGAAAATTATTAAAAATAACAGATGCCATGCTTGAAGGGGATAATATTGTTCTGATAACTGAAACAGTAGAGAAAGCTAAGAAAGATATAAAAGAAACTAAAAAAGGGAAGTGATTTAAAT